TCTCGGGATTACGGTTAATGGTGTAGCCGACCGGCATCTTAATGCCCGCGTTGATGTTAATGGGCTGCGGGGGCGTGGGTGGGGGTGGCGGCGGTTCCGGCGGAGGCGGCGGGGGCGGCGGCTGCTGGAGGTCCAGCAGGGCCTGAAGCTGTTCGCGCAGACCGAATTCCCCCGCCATCTTGAGGGCATCGTCTGGGTTCATGTAGGAAAGGTGGATGATGGCGTGCCACGCGTAGGCGGTGCGCAGGTCCTCAGGTAAGTCCATCGCCTCGGGGGACTTGAAGAGGTCCGTGTGGGCTTCCCAGTGGACGCGGTGATCCTCCCAGGGCTGGGGCTTCTGGAGGGGCTGCTGGCGCGTCATCTGGATGTTTTCCAGCTGGGCCTGTTCCTGATCGCGCTGCTCGCGGTCAATCTCAAAGTCCGGGTAGCCCATGCGAATCATGTCGAGGAGACGGCGGCGGACATTCGGGTCGCTGCGGTCGCCGAAGAGGCCATCGGCAGCCATGCCCCGAATCATATCGACGCGGGCCGACCGGAGCATCGGCATCATCTGGTCGGGTTCGATTTTGATGTCGGCCTGGTCGTCAATGTTTGATTGGCTAAACTCATAGACCTCAGGCAGGTTGTTCCGGCCCGCAATGGAGATGAGGCGGGGCACCGTGTAGTAGAGTTTCATCAGGTGTCGGATTTTCAGGTAGGCTTCTTCGAGGCCCAAGGCATTGCGCTGGATGGCAGGCCCGTGGACCTGGTCGGCGGCTTCCTGGAGGAGGTTGGTCTGGAAGCCTGACGAGGCGCCCCCGGCCCCACCCAGCGAGGACGGGTAGATCATGGTGATGTCGTCCATCTCCTTGCGGATGGTATTGAGGACGTTCCACGCATCGCCGATGACGCTACTGGGCTGGAGGAACTGGGGCATCGGGATGCCCGGCACGAAGTTGACGTTCAGGCGCTCGCCCGCCTCGGAGGTGTAGGCGTCCTCGGCCAAATTGAGCTGCTTGGCCACCACGAGCTTCGGGAAGAAGTGCATGGCCAGATTCTCGCCCATCTTGGAGCGGTATTCGTTGTATTCGGACTGGAGCCCCACCATGCGCTCAATAAAGGCATCAGGCCAGAACTGGCCGGGAGCCGCGTCATCGCAGTATTCGACGCACGGGTAGGGGTTGCGGTGGACGTGCTGGAAGTTGCCCGGGAGTTGTTCCTCGTGCTTGAGGAGTTTCTGGCCCGCGCAGATGACGTAGCGGCCTTGGGGGTAGGCGGCACAGGGCTTGGTGAAGCACTCAATCATGAGGGCGTAGCCGCGCCCGTCCTTGATGTCGTCGCCCATGGCGGTGACGGCGCGGGAGGCCATGCCCATCTGGCGCGTGCCCAGGTCGGCGATTTGGCGCTGGTAGAAAAAGAGGTCGGCGTCCGAGGATTCGGGCGCAATGGTGCCCTTCTCCAAACCGAAGCGCTCCTCGATATCCTGGGTCTGCATCATGCGGACGCGCATAATCTCGGGCTGGTCGGCCAGGAACTCAATGCCAGGGTCGGCGGGCAGGAACTCGAACGCGGAGCCGTAGTCGATTTCGATGTCGCCCATGATGGGTTCGCGCCGCCCATCCAGTTCGACGGGCGCATAGCCAATTTTGTCGTCGTCGTAGCGCAGCCACCAGAAGGCTTTGCCCGTGACGGGAATCCACTGCATGACCTGCATCCACTTCTTGCGCAGGTCGCCCTTGCGGGTCACGTATTCGAGGGCTTTCTGGGAGGCGCGGGCGTTAAAGACGTCTTCGCGGTCCGCCGTGGCGGGCACGACGAGGGGAGACGGCGGCGTCTTAGTGTATTTGGCGACGCGGGCCACGTATTTGGGCTTGATGTGGTTGATGCGGAACCGCTTGCGGTGTGCCGGTTCGCGCTTGATTTCGATGCGATTGAACTCGGCGTTCCAGCGGACATCGGGAAAGCCTCGCAGCGCCGAGGCGTTCAGATACCACTGGATTTCGTAGGGCCGCCGCATCTGGCGCCGCACGTCGTATTTGTGGTAGACCTCGGCGACAAGGGCGTCGGGGCTGAAGGTGCGCTCGCCTGTGGGCAGATTGGGCTCGTTGGCTGGATTCGGGGGGTTAGTGGCGTCCCCGTCAAAGGAGACGGGCGTGCCTGCGTCGATGGCCATTACATCAATCCTTTCAGGACGTCAGCCGGGTCCAGGTATTGGTCGAGGGGGTCCCACTGCTCCAGCTGCTTTTCGGCGGCCCGAAGGGCCCGCTCGTCGGCGCTGGAGGACGGCAGCGGCTGGGCGCTGGGGGTAAACATTTGCATCCACGTCTTCATGAGGTCGGTCGTGGCCATCTGCGCGGCGGTCATCTGTTCCAGCACCTTGGCCTGCTGGTGGACCATGAGGCGCACCAGGTCCATCAGCTCTGCGGCTTCGGCCACGGTGGGCGTTGTCTGGATGGGGACAGGCGCCGCAGGCACGGGGTGCTTGCGGGGGCGGCCCCGCTTCCGGGGTGTTACACCCAGGCTTCCGTTAGGTCGCTGTTCTTCCGTTTGATGCATGCCACACCTTCTTCAAAGAGGCTAGGGATTTTCTTGGGGCGTTCCATCGTGGGCATGTGGAGCAGGGCCACGCTGGCACCGAGGGCGATGACGGAGGCAACGTCGTCGTGACGGCCTTGGGGGGCGGCGATTTGAACGTTGCCCAGGGCGTTCATCTTTTTTTGGAGCTGGGTCAGCTGCTGATAGACGACGGGCAGGTCCAGTAGGCGCAGTTTGGCGGTGCGCATCAGATGGAGGAGCGACCCATACATCTTGGCTTTCGATTTGCCCGTAAAGTCATTGCCGACGATGGCGAAGTTGTGCTGGAGCGCCAACTGTTGGAGGGCTTCCAACTGGTATTGGTCGCTATAGACAACTGAGATGCCCCAGGCTTTGGTCAGCTGGGCGATTTCGTCGATAATGGTGGCTGGGTCCAGGCGCTCGTTCCGTTTGCTGTCCGGGGTCCAGGTCTTGAGGACGTCGTGGACGACGGTGCCATCCGGGTCCATGTGGAAGATAGCGAAGGCAAAGGAGTCGTGGCGGAACGCCGGGTCCATCGCCGCGACGTAGAGGGGACGCAGGCCCTCGGCCTCGTTCTGGGCCCGGGTGCGGGCCTTGCCGTGGCCCTTAGTGGCCCGTTCTACGAGTTCGATGTTGAAGAAGCCGCTGATGGCCGACACGAAGCGGCACAGGGACTCGCGGATGAAGGCGTCAGGGTCCTGGTGCTTGAGCTTCTGGAGCTTCTTCTGGGTGATAACCGGGTTCTCCATGGCGGCGGTGGAGCTTTGGATGACGAGGGCGTCGGTGTATTCGAGGCGGTCTTCGGGGTCGAGGTGCCGCCCCCCAGTCCCGGCCTTCCAGTATTCGTAGAGGAGGCCCTCTTCGGTGTAAGGTGTTGAGATAATGAATTGCTTGGCCCGGGGGAACTGGGACTGGGCAAAGGAGACGGCGCGCTGGACTTCGTAGTCTGGGTTGGCCGCCTCGGCGGTCCGATACCAGAAGCCCACTTCGTCCATGACGACCAAGGGGACAGCAATGCCGCGCCCCGTTTTGATGGCCGGGGGCTCGGGGGTGACGACAATGCCGTTCTTAAAGTCGATGCGGTCCCGACTGGCGGTCAGGATTTGTTTGCGCAGCAGGGGCGCATCGTTGGCCAGCAGAGCAATGAAGATCATGTTGGCTTTGGCGGTGGCCAGGTCCTGGGCGATATAGGGCACCACGACATCTTGGCCCGGCTTGACATACGCAAGGTGCCCGCCAAAAAGGATTTCGTAAAGGGCGGCGAAGGCCGTGATGGCCGAGGACTTACCCGACCGGCGCCCCAAGATGCCCACGAGTTGGTCGTATTCCCGTGGCACGTAGGGCACGGGCTGGGTCGTGAGGGGGTAGCCCAGCTCGTCGTAGGTGACTTGGTCGTTGAAAATCGCCCAGATGTCCAGTTCGCGCCCGGCCAGGGGCAGGCCGTAAAAGGTTTTTAGGGCCACCTGCTGGGGCAGGGAGAGGTGCTTGGCCCACAGGGTGCCCATGAGTTGGGGGTCGGCAATGACCTCCGCAAAGGGCAGATAGGGCAGGACCTCGCTTGTGGCCTCGACCTTCTCGGCGACTTGGACTTTCTTGGGCGGCATCGGGACTTAGCGGCCCAGCTGGAGGCTGCCGTCAAGAACAGCTTCCCGGATAGTGTCGAGACAGCGCCGATTGGCTTCGGCCACGTCGTCGGCGGTGGCTTGGATGGTCTGGCCGTCCGGGCGCTCGTAGGTGGCGGTGAAGCTGCCGTCGTCGTGACGCTGGATGGTCAGGGGCAACTGGAAGTGCCCGTTCATGAAGGCGTCGGTGTAGCGGTCAAACATGCGTCGGCTCCGGCATCGGGGGTGGCACGGTCATCCAGGCCGTGTAGAGGTGGCCTGCCCGGGCGGCTTGGCGGCGCAGGCGTCTCGGCGCTTTCCGGGGGTCCGTCAGGCGCAGAATCTCCTGGCGCATCTGGGCCCGGCGCTGCTGCCGGGAGAGCGGGACGGGGGGGTGTGACGTCAATGCTGGTCTCCTCCAGGAGGGTTTGGGTGCGTTTGCTAAAAATGTAGGCCGACAGGTCGTCGGCATCTTGCTGATCGACCTTGGTAGTGACGGGGGCACGCTTGATCAGGTTGGCGCCCTTAAACAGTTCGAGCGCCACCTTGGCTTTGACGTTCAGGTTGTCGTCAATGAGGGCATCTACCAGAGCCTGATGGGCTAAGGGGAGCAGTTCGCGGTGGAGTTTGTCCTCAAAACTGATGAGAAGGTCGCCTTTGGCCGCCAAGGACATGGCCCGGCTTACAGTAGACGGCGCCACGTTAAACGATTTGGCAATTTCTTCGGTTGTTTTGCCTTGCATAATGCGTTGTTCAAGCATAGCAACCGCGCGGGCTTGTTTTTGCCGCAAATTTTTTAACGCCATAGTGCGTAGGGATGGGTGAGGGACTGCAACAGGAGACGGGCCGGTTGGAGGAGGAGGGAGGAGGCCAACCTCGCGTCCTGGAGCCCCTCACCCAGAGGAGTGCTGGCGTTAACCATGCTGCATTATACCATATTTTTGTAGAAATTCAAGAAAAATCCAAAAAATTGGGCATTACGCGGTGTATCAATTTGTGTGTCATTGTGGGGGCTACAGCTGGTTCGCATGAAACACCCGTAAGTGCTTGATTCTTAAAGACTTTTTGGCACTATTTTGGGGAGTGTGTCACCCCTCCTATATAAGTCGG